AGAAGAACAAACTACCGAAGGAGAAAACGAAGTGGAAACAACTCCAACCGTCACAGAAGCACCAGCCGAAACGGTTGAGGCTTCCAAAGTCGTACAGGCCGAGGCAGCTCGTCCGCTCTATTTCACATCACCACGTTCACCAATTACAACTGGTGGATCGTATTTAGAACACTCAATCAAGGCAACGCTTGGCAACGAAGATTCTCGTCAATTTATCAAATTCGCAGACGACTCGTTTAGCACTAATCCTGCATTTTCGCCGGTCTCTTATGTCCGCGACGTTGCAACTAACACAAACGCGATGCGACCAGTTATTGACGCATGCGGTGGAACACGTCCATTGAGCACATACGGAATGACAGTATCCATTCCTAAAATCACGGCTAATAGTACTGCCGCGACTGTGGCCGAAGGAGGAGATCCAACTGGAACTACAGCAATCACTTCAGCTTACGTCAATGCGACAGTAATCAAGAAGGCTGGATTCCAGCGTTACTCAGTAGAATTGCTAGATCGTTCAGATCCATCATTCTATGAAATTATGCTTACAAATCTTCGCGATGCGTATGCTCAGGCAACTGATGCTTATGTAATTGCTCAGATCACTGCTGGCGGAACTCAAGCCACTGCAACTGCTGCTGATTCAGCCGGATTAATTTCATTCGTATCAACAGAATCTCCAGCCGTTTACAGTGCAACAAAGCGCACTGCAACATCATTCGTTTCAGGTACTTCAATCTGGGCGACTTTGCTCGGTGCAACTGATACAACTGGACGTCCAATCTACAACGCTCAGCCAACTACAATGAACGCTGGCGGTACTGCTAATCCAACATCAATTCGCGGAAACGTACTTGGTCTTGATTATTATGTCGATGCCAACATGGTCAATACTTCAATCGATGAATCAGCATTTATTATCGAGCCACGTTCAATCGAAATCTTTGAATCTCCAGCTCTAACATTGGCAACAAACGTGCCAACAACTGGAGAAATTGAGATCATGCTCTACGGTTACATCGCAGCTCAAGCCGTCTTTGCAGGCGGACTTCGTCGCTTCAACCTAACCTAATCAATCATGGGCTAGGTGCGCTCCCGTATCTAGCCCAGCAGCTCACATAAAGGAGACAGAGATGCCAGCAATCATCACCGTAGCAAGCCTTCGGTCGGTTCTTGGCGTCTCTGTCGCCCTTTACAGTAACGAATATCTTGAAAGCATTATAGATTCTGCTGAGCAGGTCATTCTGCCGCTATTGACTGCCAATCAAAATTCAATCGCCGCCGTTTATCTTCAAAACAATGTCGCCTATTACATAACACAGAAGCCCAACACATTCGTAGCCGGCCAAAGTGTTGTGATTACAGGTTGCGTTCCATCTACATTTAACGGAACACTGACAGTCACTTCAAATTATTATGATCCATTTCCTTACTTACCTTTCGCATATCCGGCTCCATATTTCTACTTCACGGCAGCTATAACAAATAGTGATATTACATTCCGTCCAGTCATTCCTGGCGGCGTAGTTTATCTATCTGGGGCAGACGCGGCCACGCTTTACGCGAATACCGACGCAGTCGAACAGGCGGTCACCATCGTCAGCGTTGAGATATTCCAGAGCGTGGTCGCTCCAGGTGGTCAGATTGAAGGCGTGGATTTCGCTCCGTCTCCATTTCGTATGGGAAGATCACTTCAAAATCGCGTCATTGGCCTATTAGGTAATTACATTGACGTTTCAACGATGGCTATGTGATGCCTACACCAACGTCAATTGCTACCAATATCCGAGGCACACTTGCGACCGCTCTTGGATCAGTAGCTGCATCAGTATATTCAACCGTGCCAGAAGCAGTCATTCCACCAGCTTGCGTTATTGTTCCAGACGCACCTTATTTAGAAACGACGACAATCGGTAAAAGTACGGTACGCGTAAAAGTCAATTTGGTTGTCAGTGCCGCCGTTGCATATAACAACAACGCCGGAGCACTGGATAATCTTGAACAGCTAGTCATAAGTATTATGCAAGCGATGCCAACTGGATACGTCGTCGGAGATGTTCAACAACCGACAATCCAATCAGTCGGAGCATCAAATCTACTAGTGGCGGATCTCGCGGTCAGCACTTACTACACACAAGAAACTATCTAAGGAGACAAAGAAATGCCAACAACAATCGTCACCGGTCGCGACATAACCTTCACCCTTGCGACTGTCAATTATGACGCACAGACAACGGCGGTCACGCTAGTCAATGCACCAGTCATCACGACATATCAGACACTTGATGGAAAAGCCTATAAGCACATTGATGATCAATGGACACTTAATGTTGAGCTTCTTGCAGACTGGGGCGCAACTTCATCACTCTTTGAAGCGATGTGGACTGCGTTCACTTCTGCTCCTAACACTGCACTTGCATTCACACTTGTTTCAGCTACCGGCGCATCATTTGCTGGCACTGCATTCCCAGTAGCTCCAACTGCCGGCGGCGCAGCACCAGATGCACAAACTGATTCTTGGGCGATGCTCTGCGCATCAACACCAGTCTTAACAATTAGCTAATCGAAAGAGAAACGGGAGCACATAATGAAACTACCAATCACAATCGAATACATGTCCGGCGAATCTGCAACCTACACGGCGCAGCCGCCAGAATGGGCTCGTTGGGAAAAACTCACGGGCAACACAATTTCGCAGGCGCAGGAGAAGATTGGAATCTCTGATCTTCTCTTCCTTGCGTGGAATGCGATGAAACGTGAAGCTGGTGGAAAGCCAGTCAAAGGCTATGAAGTCTGGTGCGAAACAGTGGCAGATGTGCAGGTGGGAGACAACGACCCAAAAGTCACAGAGTCGGAAGTGTAAGTCGATTATTGGTTGAAGTCGCTATTGCGACAGGCATACCGATGGGAGAATGGACTTCGGCAGACGACATCTTGACGGCGATTGAGATATTGGAGAAACGGAATGGCGTTTAAGGCGACGAAAGGGCAAGGAACCTTTCGCATTGAAGTTGAGCCTTATGCGCTAAAGAATCTGATTTCAACACTCAATCTCTTAGACAAAGAAACGCAAGGTCGAGTCCGTGATGCAGCTCAGCCGCTATCGAAGCGACTAGCTGGCCAGATTATGATGTTCGGACATGGATCACCGACTCCACAGACGAAGCTAGTCTTGCAATCGATTGTCACTCCACGCGATCGATTGATTCGTGTTGATATTGGTGGGCCAAAGAAAGTCGGCCGTGCCTATGGTGGACGACCAAGTAAGAGCGGCAAGGGCGCAAAGGTTGGACGCACTCAAGCTCCAGCCGGCGCATTACTCTGGGGCTCAGAATATGGATCGCGTCCAGGGCAAGACAGAGCAGGGCGCAAATACACAAACCGATTCAAGGTTCCATATAATCGCGAAGGATATTGGTTAAATAAAAGCGTGGACTTCTACACTCCAGTCGTTGCGCAGGAGTATATTTCTATCGTTACGGGAATCATTAACGATTTGGGGCTCAAATAATGGCAGGCATTCCAAAGGTAAAGATAACCTTCGATGCTGACTTTGATGATCTCAAAAAAGGCATAAAAGGCTCACAGGCAGAAGTCGAGACATTTGCCGACAAGGTAGGAGACTTTGGCAAGAAAGCTGCCGTCGCCTTTGGTATCGCCGGAGCTGCGATAGGTGCATTCGCATTGGCCGCAGTTAAAGCTGCCGCAGAAGATGAAACTGCACAAACTAAACTTCAAGAGACTATCCGCAACACTACGAACGCAACGACGGAACAAATTGCCGGCATTGATAAATATGTTACGGCACAAAGCATCGCCACGGCGACGACCGATGATGTCATTCGTCCGGCCTTGTCTCGCTTATTGCGTGCGACTGGTGATCTAACTAAATCTCAAGAATTGCTCACATTGAGCCAAGAAATTTCAGTAGCAACAGGCAAGCCATTGGAAGCGGTGACTAACGCCGTCTCAAAGAGCTTTGAAGGATCTAACACTGCGCTTGTCAAATTAGGCATTGGCATCGATGCAGCAACACTCAAGACAATGACATTCGATGAAACGCAACAGTTACTTAACAAGACATTTGATGGCTTTATTGAAAATCAATCCGAAACGGCAGCGTTTAAGTTTAAGCAAATCAGCATCGCGGTTGATGAATCCAAAGAAGCAATCGGCGCAGCTCTATTGCCAGTCGTCAAACAATTGGCAGATTTCTTAATTGTCTCAGTGGTTCCAGCTATTGAATCATTTGTTGCTGGACTAACTGGTGAAGATAGTCTGGCTGAAGGTCTTACAGAGTCACAGAAAAAAGCCGTTGATTGGGGCAGAAAGGTCAGAAACGTCATTGACACAGTCATTGATCTCAAAGATGAATTGATTGCCACCGCCGCAATCATTGGAACAATCTTTGTTGTCTCCAAGATTGCGTCCGGTGTGATTGCAACTATTGCTCTGATTAAGAGCTTGATTGTTGCCTATAATTTGCTTAAAACAACTGCAATTGTGACGGGCGTGGCCACGGCCTTTGCTCTTAATCCTTTGCTCGGTGTGGGAGCGGTTGCGATTGCAGCTGGTGTTCTATCTGCTGCGAATGCTCTGGCAAATAAGAGTGCAGGCGAGACACAATTCGCAGTCGGTGGCGCACCAGGAGCTATTAGCGGCGGCGGTGGATCATCAGGGTCAAGAACTTCGTCAGGCATCACAACGGCGGTCGCTAGTGCAGCTAGTGCAGGCAGTGCAATTAGCAATTCACAGAGTGCGGCTCGCGTAATTGCTCAAGCTGGCGGAGGCTTCACAGATTCTCAGAACGCTGCTCGAATCAATCTGACAGTCAATGGAGCTATTGATGCCGAAGGTACGGCACGCACAATCGTCAAGACTCTCAATGACTCCTTCTATCGTGGCACTGGCGGAGCCTCTGCACTTCAGGCAATCTAATGACTCAGTGGGCTCCAATCTGGCGCGTTAAAATTGATGGCGTCGATGTAACGGATTCAGTGTTAGCCAATCTGACTATTACATCAGGGCGAATAAATATCTATGAGCAGGCTCAAGCCGGCTATTGCTCGGTCAATTTAATTGTCTTTGGTCAAGCTGCGCTACCTTACGAAATCAACGACACCATCTCGATTGAAGTGCAGGACACATCGGCGGTCTATGTGCCAATCTTTGGCGGATCAGTAGTTGATATTGCCGTGAGCGTGTCTCAGGTCGGTTCTAGCGCATATACTCAAGAAGTCACCATCACGGCTCTAGGAGCCCTTGCAAGGCTTCAGAAGGCTCTCACAGATGGCGTCTTGGCTCATGACTTTGATGGCGACCAGATTGCTACAATCTTGCGCGAAGTCCTATTTGCTCAATGGCAACAGGTTCCAGCCGCGCTTCAATGGAACGCCTATAATCCAACAACTCAATGGCAAGACGCCGAAAACACAGGATTGGGCGAAATTGACCAACCTGGCAATTATGAGCTGGCACAACGCTCATCTGATCGCATTATTGTCTATGATTTAGTCGCCGCGCTCGCCAGTAGCGGATTGGGTTATTTATACGAGGACGCGTCCGGCCTTATCTCTTATGCAGATTCGACGCATCGCACGACTTATCTTGCAGCTAACGGATACACCGATCTCACTGCCAATCACGCACTAGGTCAAGGCATCACTATTAAGACAAGGGCAGGCGATGTTAGAAATGACATCACTATCAGCTATGGCCAAAACTCATCAAATCAGGTCAGCGATACAGATCAAGCATCTATTGGACTCTATGGCGATTTATCACAAATCTTTACAACAACGCTTCGACACTTACACGATGCCGAAGATCAGGCTGCGTTCTATCTGGCACTAAGAGCTTATCCGCAGCCAATCTTTGATTCCATTACCTACGCATTGACTAATCCAGAGCTTGATAATGGCGATCGTAACGCTCTCATAAACGTCTTTATGGGTCAGCCAATTGCACTCAATGATCTTCCGATAAATATGTCTGCCGGAACCTTTCAAGGCTTCGTTGAGGGCTGGACTTTCCGCGCTTCTTACAATCAGCTCGACATTACTCTTCTTATGTCTCCATTGGCATATTCACTGCAAGCCATGCGTTGGAATGACGTGCCAATAAACGAGCTATGGAATACCGTGTCGCCGATTTTACAGTGGCAATATGCCACAATAGTCTCATAACGAAAGGAAATACTTATGGCAAATCCAACTACGAACTATGGCTTTGTTCTCCCGACGCCGACCGATTTAGTTACCGATCTTCCAGCCGACTTTGATGTCGCACTCCAGGGCGTTGATACACGACTCAAGGCGTTGCAACCTGGAACAACACTTGGCGATCTTGCTTATTCATCAGCAACTGCAAACACCAATACGCGTCTTGGAATTGGATCTACATCGCAAATTCTAACAGTGGTGGCGGGTGTTCCAGCATGGGCTACGCCGGCTGCAGCAGCAAGCGGATTGACTTTAATTAACAGCACTACTTTCTCAGGTGCTACGAATGTGGCAGTTGATGGAGTATTTACTGCAACTTATGACAATTATTTTATTCAAACTTATTTTACATCTGTTGGTTCAACAAATCAGACACTTGGATTGCGTTTAAGATCAAGTGGAACAGATGACACGGCTGGAAATTACATCAATCAAGGATTGCGAGCATATCCTTCTGCGGTTGCTTACACTGGCGGCGTTCTAACTGCATTTGATTTGCATACTTTAAGCAGCGCAAATCCTGCTTACGGACATCACTCGGTTCAATTGCTTGGGCCAAAGGTAGCCAATTTCACTAAAATCAATTCATTGGCAAATGGTTATACCGCATCACCGGCATATACCTATGACACATTACACATGTCCGGATTATGCGCAACAACGACGGCTTACGATGGATTTAAGTTATTTGTTGCTTCAGGCAATATCGCAGGAACAGTCAAAATCTATGGCTATCAAAACTAAGGACAAAAAATGACAACACCAAAAACGTTTATCGTAAATGTTGAAACTGGCGAGGAAATTGTGCGTGAGTATAACGATGATGAATTGGCGCAACAAGAAATTGATGTGGCAACTCAAAAAGCAAAAATGGAAGCCGAAGCGCAAGCTAAAGCTAACAAAGAAGCAGCGCAGTTAAAACTTGAAACGCTTGGTCTGACTGCTGATGATTTGAAGGCACTTGGGCTCTAATGTATCCAGAAGGCACTGCTGCGCGGATTATCGAAGTTGCACTAGCTGAAGTCGGCACAGTCGAGACTGGCGATAATCTGACAAAGTACGGCAAGTTTACAAAGGCCGATGGATTGCCCTGGTGCGGATCCTTCTGCAACTGGGTCTTTCACACTGCCGGCGTTAAGATTCCGTCAATGGTTTCAACGGCTGCCGGAGCTCATAAGATGAAAGAGTTGGGGCGTTGGATTGAAAATAAGCCGCAGCTTGGAGATTTATGCTTTATGGACTTTCCACATGATGGCATTGATCGGATTAGCCACATCGGAATCGTGGTCAAGGTAGGCGCAACGAGCGTCTATTGCATCGAAGGCAATACTTCCGGCACTGGTGATCAACGCAACGGCGGAATGGTGATGATTAAGCAACGCTATATCGGCAAGGAGATTGTTGGTTTCGCTCGCGCTCGCTTGACAACTTATGCTGGAGAATATCCAGTGGTCGAGCTAATCCAAAAGGCAAAGCCAAAGGAGAAGAAAAAATGAAAGATCTTAAGGCGTTAGGTGCATCATGGGCAAGAAGCTCAGTGGCCGGAATGTTAGCCGTCTATATGACAGGCAACACGAATCCAAAAGATTTAGCGATGGGGCTTGTTGCTGGCATCATTCCAGTACTTGCACGATGGGCTAATCCTAAAGACGTGGCATTCGGTAGCAAGAAGTGAGTGTAGGCGAATGGACGGCGGTGGGTGGGCTTGTTCTTGCGGTGCTCACTGCCATCTATTCGTCAATGAGATTCATGGTGAAGTCGATCATGCGGGAATTGTCTCCGAATGGTGGCAACAGTCTCAAGGATCAAGTATCTCGAATTGAAGTACGTTTAGATCAACTTATGCTGGAGATTGCTCTCAAGAAATAGACACGCCGACGTCAATCTTGAAATTGTCAGACATAGATGTCACTCTGTATCTGGGAGCATTCGACAAGGCTCCCACGGGAGCAAAAAATGACAAGTGAAATCGGTTTATTCTTTATCATGGGACTCGCCTGTATTCTTTGGGCGATTTGCAGTTATTCAGTAGGGTACAAAGAAGGCCATAAAGACGGCTACCAACGCGGTCGAGCCGTAGGCCGTCACGCTTCATCTCAGGCGGTGTCTAAATGAGTTTCTTGGAAAACTACGAAGATGTAGCTGCACGCATTCAGCGATTCTGGGCTACACACAAAGACGGCAAGATTCACACGTCAATCATGGACATCAACCTAGAGAAGGGCTACGTCCTAGTCGAGTGCCGTGTATATCGTCATTACGATGATCAAGAGCCAGCCGGTATCGATTACGCATTCGGCAATGTAAACACCTACAACGTCCAGATGAAGAAATGGTTCGTCGAAGACACAGTCACATCAGCGATTGGTCGTTGCGTCGGTCTGGTACTCGGATCTGATAAGCGACCAACAGTGCAGAATATGCAACAGGTCGAACGAATCGATTCAAAGATTGTTCAAGATTCTGCCGTGGCTTATGACTACTGGAACACAAAGCATGGAGACGTGCCATCGTTTAAGACGCGTGAAGAAGCTGAAGAGGCTGGCATTCCGACGCTCGGAGTAGCTATCGATACTATCAAGGAGACATTAGGTGGCGTTCAAGTAGCTGCTGCTCCGATGTGCGCTCATGGTCACATGATTTGGAAAGAAGGCGTCTCAGCTAAAAATAACAAGGGTTGGGGCGGTTATATGTGCGTCGAGAAGGTTAAGGCGAAGCAGTGTCCGCCAGCCTGGTACATGCTTGGATCTGATGGACAGTGGAGGCCACAAGTATGACAAAAAAACGCCTTATTCAGATTCTTGTCATATTTGAGTGCATTCTGATTCTTGCTCTGATTGTGATGGCAACACAATGAGCCGCGTGACTGAGATGATTGACGTCGATTTGATGATTGGTCGCACTCTCATTGATGGCAAGATTGTTGCAGAGTTTAAGTGTGGACAGTGCGATAATTGCCAGCGCATAGAGATTCTAGATCGTGCCGGTTATCTACGTGCAGTCGGAGGAGAGCCCGTGTTGTGGTTCTGTGGCCAATGCAGAAAATGACAGTAACACCGGCCGATGAGTGGGCTATACATAAACGCGCCAGTGACGTCGTCTTTGCTCAAGAAGCAATCCTTGGCGTTATTCAGTATTACAACAAGCTAAACAATCATGAACGCGTGGTCGAATATGCTGAGTCACTAGCTGCTGAATTATGTGTGGCCAGATACTTCGGGCTGGATTACGACATCAATGACAACAAGGGAAAGAGCCGATCTGATGTAGGCAAGGGCATTGAAGTCAAGTGGACGTCATATCAAGGCGGCAATCTCATTATTTCGCCTAATGATCGTGAGAGCGATGTGGCAGTCTTGGTGGTTGGCAAGTCGCCCGTTTATTACATCGTAGGCTGGCTTCCAGTGTCCTTTGCTAAGCGCAAGCGATTCAAGAATCCACGTCAAGAATCGTGGTGGGTTGATCAAGGCAATTTGAACCCAATTGAGAATCTAGCCAGGAGCGAATATGCCGCTATTGCGATTTGATTGCTCAATCTGTAAGAAGCTCTACGGTGATGGGCGTAAAGAACACCTAATCACAAAGGGAGCTGAATTGACGATGCACGAATGGTTCGCTCAATGCTCTGGTTGTGGGGCATTCTCGGTCAAGCTAGTCGATGATTCTCTGGTGGCTGGCCTTGAATAGTTATCCACACACTTGTCCACAGACACTTGTGGACGATGCGACACTCCGGACTCAATCCTTGACAGATTGTCAGGATGCATCGCTATACTTGAAAGATAATATCTTGAAAATAAAGATAAATAAAAAGAAAATAAATATAAAGATTAAAAATAAAAACTTATTGGCTATTCCTATGTCAATCATCATCTTGACCGTATCAATGACAATCGAGGCTAAAGCAGCTACACAAAGCGATTCATTTAAGCTCTATGCACATTCAAGGATAGTTAATGATGAGCAATATCAATGCCTCTATAAGCTGATAAACAAAGAGAATAGACAGTGGAATCCGAAAGCTCGTAATGGATCGCATTACGGTATAGGCCAGATGCGCAATGAAACCTATAAGAATCTTGATGGCTATAAGCAGATTGACTGGACTATCAAATACATCAAGGGACGCTACGGATCTATGTGCAACGCCTGGAGATTCTTTCAAGCTAATGGCTATCACTAATGGATAAGACCAGGCACGGCAAGGTCTATGGCTCGGCTTGGCGCAAGATGCGTCGATACATCTTGGCCAGAGATAGTTACACTTGCCAATACTGCATGGCTCCAGCCAATACAGTGGATCATGTGAATCCAGTCAGCAAGGGCGGTGAGATATTGAACCCAGAGAACCTAGTCGCTGCGTGCGTATCGTGTAATAGCCGGAAACAAGACAAATCATCGCGCTTTTTTTTGAAGCCGGTTCCCACCGCCATGCTCTCCCGTGAATCTCTTTCACCACCAAACGAGACGTTCAGTTATGACTAAGACTGGACAGGGTCGTACAAGGGCTCTCAAGGCCGTACCAGAGGCGAACAGAGATGAACCGAGATTGGACACGGCAATTCTTGCGCCAAAGTCTCTAATCGGCTCTCCTACGCCCCGAATCCACTCACGCCTCAACGATTTACCGTCTAAAGGCGATGAGCTGATTGCATTCGCGGAATCTTGCGGTATCGATCTGATGCCCTGGCAAAGATTTGTCATTCATCACGCCCACAAAATCAAAGATGATCAGAGATGGGCAGCTTCTGAAATCTGCATCGTGGCAGCTCGACAACAAGGTAAATCCACGCTCTTATTGATACGAGCACTGGCCGGACTCTTTCTCTGGAACGAGCCGCTTCAGATTTCATCAGCTCACAGGCTATCGACGGCTCTGGAGTTGTTTCGCCAGATTGTCAAGATTATCGAGACAAATGATTTCTTAAAAAAACAGGTTCAAGTAATCCGATGGGCTCACGGATCCGAAGAGATTGTCACAATCACCGGCAATCGTTACATGGTGCGCGCCAGCAATAACGCGGCGCGTGGAATCAGCCGGCCAGAAGTCGTCTATATGGACGAGCTCTCAGAGATGAAGGATCTTGATGGCTTTGCTTCTTTACGTTACACAATGATGGCATCACGCAATCCGCAAGTCTGGACTTTCTCGACGGCCGGTGATCAAGAGTCGGTCGTACTCAATCAGCTACGCGAGCGCGGAATGGCTGCTGCGGTAGGCGGTACGGATTCAATCGTTTATCTGGAATGGTCTGGATACACGGACGACATTACAGACGAAAAGAATTGGATTGCAAGTAATCCAGCATTAGGCCACACAGTCCATGAAGATAACATTCGCGCCGTTCTTAATGATCCGCCGCACGTTGTCCAGCAGGAAGTCTTATGTCGCTGGATCCATCAGAAAGACGCAGTCATTCCGGCAATTTCATGGAAAGAGTGTGAAGATGCCAGCGTCGAGCTAGATGTCGAGAAGACGACTTGGTTCGGACTTGATTTGTCGCCGGATCGTAGAGCAGCCGCATTAGTGGCCGCGCAACGCATTGGCGAGGACAAGTTTGTCGTCAAGCTGCTGCGAACATGGGAAAACTCAGTCTCACTGAATGATCTAGAAATGGCAAATCAAATTGCGGAGCATTTCCGCAAATATCCAGTCGAAGTTATTGCTTACTCAAAAAGAACGGCTACGGCCGTTGCTGGTCGCTTAGTTCCAGCCGGTATTCCAATTATGGACTTCGATGGCCACAATTACGCAACCGCGTGCGATCAACTACTTTCGGCCATTACATCAAATCGACTTCGTCACTCTGGCAACGAAGAACTAACAAAACAAATGCTCTCAGCAGTCAGATTGCCACATGGCGATGGCGGGTGGGTAATTGGGCGCAGAGCTTCCCAGACGACAGTATGCGCCAGCGTTGCCACTGCGCTCGCCACATTCTATGCGACACGCCCAGAGACAGAGATAGACATTCTGGTCGGTTAGATGTAAAGGAGAGCCTTAGACTTCCGCACATGGGTCTATTCTCTCGCACAGTAACGACGGCGGCTCCGGCTGCGACTTCTGACATTGAAGCGTCTTTAGCTCCAGTAAATGTCACTAGCTCTCTCTACAATATCTACGGCGTCGCTGGAATCACTGCATCGCGCGTCGAGTTTATGTCTGTACCAACATGCGCCAGAGCGCGAAACATTATTTCGTCCAGCGTCGCATCAATTCCGCTCCGCGTTCGCACAAAGGCAGATGGCGCACGTGTAGAGCTTGTTCCAAAGGTAATCAATCAACCGGATCCACGCGTTCCCGGATTTGCAACGTATGCATGGCTGGCAGAAGATTTGCTGCTATATGGGTACGGGTATATGCGCATTCTTGAATTATATGCAGACACGTATCGCATTCGTAGTGCAGAACGCATCGATCCTACTCGCGTCACAATTAAAACAAATGCGATGGGAACCGAGATTGATTATTACTGCGTAGATTCAATTCCAGTGCCATACGATGGCGTTGGAAGTCTTGCAGTGTTCTACGGCGTAGATGAGGGCATTCTCAATCGCGCTGGTCGCACAATTAAAGCTGGTGCAGAATTAGAACGCGCTGCGACAATGTACGCACGCGAGCCAGTGCCAACAATGGTCTTGAAATCTAACGGCACTGCACTTCCAGCAGATCGCATCGCAAAACTTCTAGAATCTTGGGGGCAGTCACGTCGCAATCGTTCAACGGCATTCTTGAATGCTGATGTCGAATTGCAGACACTTGGATTCGACCCAGAGAAGCTGCAACTCAATCAAGCTAGATCTTACGTTGCAACAGAATTGGCCAGAGCAACAGGCATTCCGGCCTACTACGTCGATGCAGAATCTGGTTCAAGTATGACTTATTCCAACGCACAACTTGCGCGTCAATCTTTGCTCGATTTCTCGCTTCGTCCAATTATGACTGCCATTGAAGAGCGTCTATCAATGACTGGCTTGGCTAATGATTTCGTGCCAGCATCGCAAGAAGTCAAATTTGATTTAGACGATTACTTGCGCGGATCAGCGAAAGAGCGCGCAGACGTTTACAAGATTCTTTACGACATCGGAGCTCTTACTTCCGATGAAATCCGACTAGAAGAGGAAATGATCCGATGAAAGAAATAAAGCTAACTCCGATGAATCTAGATTTCTCAATCAAAGTCACGGCAACGGACTTTCCAAAGCGCGAAATCTCTGGACGCATTGTTACCTGGAACGAAGAGGGCTCCACATCAGCCGGCTCGACAATGTTTAAGCCTGGCTCCATTACTTTCAGCGATACGACTAAATTGCTACTTGAGCATCGCCGTGAATCTCCAATCGGATTCTTGAAGAGCTACAAAGTCACCGATGATGGAATCGATGCAACCTTCGCTATCGGAAATACGACCGCAGGCAACGACAGTCTGGTCGAGGCATCTTCCGGATTACGCGACGGATTTAGTGTTGGCGTTCTGGCTGAAAAGTATAAGAACGTCGATGGCGTCTTAGTTATTAGCGCAAGCGCGCTGAAAGAAGTCTCACTGGTCACAGATCCGGCCATAGCATCAGCAAAGGTCGCAGTCGCAGCTAGTGAGCAAGAAGATTCTGAATCCGTCGTGGAAACAGAAGAACAAACTACCGAAGGAGAAAACGAAGTGGAAACAACTCCAACCGTCACAGAAGCACCAGCCGAAACGGTTGAGGCTTCCAAAGTCGTACAGGCCGAGGCAGCTCGTCCGCTCTATTTCACGTCACCACGT